GCTAAACTACAAACTAACAAGGTCTTTGAAATATTGCAAGACTCAAAAAAGCGCATTACGGTAATGCAAGGAGGTTCTCGTAGTGGTAAGACTTATAATATCCTTATTTGGTTTATTATAAAACTATTACAAGAAAACGGAAAAACATTAACGGTAGTTAGACAATCTCTTCCAAGTATAAAGGGTTCGGTCCTACGCGACTTTGTGGACATTCTTTCTAGGTTGGGTATATATTCAGAGGATAATCATAATAAAACGGAGCAAATTTATCAGCTTAATGGTAACGTGGTCGAGTTCGTTAGTGCTGATCAACCACAAAAGATTCGTGGTAGGGCTAGAACCTATTTATTCTGCAACGAGGCAAATGAATTAAGTTATGAAGCATGGATGCAACTTATCATGCGTACGGAAGGTAAGATAGTGATTGACTATAACCCATCCGATTTATCATCTTGGATTTACGATGATGTCATTCCACGTGATGATGCCGACTTTTATATTACAACATTTAGAGACAATCCATTCCTTCCAAAAGAATTGGTGGACGAATTGGAAAGACTTAAAGATGCTGATCCAAACTATTGGCAAATATATGGCCTTGGTGAACGTGGACTCTCACAAGACTTGATCTACCTACATTACCGAACAACGGACACGATTCCAGAAGGTGAGATCGTATATGGTTGCGACTTTGGATTCAACGTACCATCAACGCTTGTCAAATGTATATTTCATGAAAATGCGGTCTATGTACAAGAGATGCTATATGAAACAAAACTTACTACAAATGACTTAGTAGAAAAAATTGTAGCTTTGGGATTAGATAAATACGATGAATTGTACTGCGATGCCGCAGAGCCAAAAACCATTGAAGAGTTGGTAAGACAAGGACTAAATGCAAAACCAGCAAATAAGGATGTTGTGGAGGGGATTCGCACCGTTAAAGGTACGCCACTATACATTCATCAAGATTCCGTAAATTTACTAAAAGAGATAAAAAATTATCGTTGGAAAACGGATCGCAATGGCAATAAGCTAGACCAACCCGTTAAGTTCAACGATCACGCTCTTGATGCTATGAGATATGCAATATATTCTAAATTAACAATCCCAAGTGTTACTTGGGGTGCAATATAACAATATGGGATTATTTGATTTATTCAAAAAGAAGGGCATCAATCCTTATCCGACGAACGCAGTGCAAATGGTCGGCATCAATAGTTCAGTCATTCAAGATTATACGGGAGTTGAGTATGTAAACCAGGGATATCTTGGTAATGCAGACGTTTACTCAATAGTGAGTTTCTTGGCGAGAAAAAGTGCATCTATTCCTTGGTATGTTTATCAACTTAATCCAGGAGAGAAAGCAAGAACAAATTTGATGCGCTATAAACAACTTTCAAAAGGCGTTGCAAATCGTGGTGCGTATGAGCAAGCGATAATTGCGCGCAAGAACGCATATAGCGAGAATATCATCATGGGTACTCCACTTGCGAGATTACTTGAGCAACCAAATGGCTATCAATCTCAAGACCAATTTTTTGAGAACTTATTTGGCTATCGCTATTTAAGTGGTGAAGGAAATGTGTATGGCAATGACGGCAAGATGGGTGGAATGTTCACGGAGTTAAATATTTTACCAACTCAATTTCTAGAGATATATCCTGATCCAAATGATGTTTATGCAATTGCAGGATATAAATTGCAAATCGGTGCAGGTGTTGATCTACCAAAAGAGCAAGTGATGATGTGGAAGAGTTGGAATCCTGACTTTGATGCAACTCGCAGAACACATCTTCGTGGACTATCTCCACTTCGTGCAGCATATAAGACGCTTCGCATGAGCAACAATGCTGCCGATGCAAGTGCAACAATGACGGGAAATGGAGGAGCAAAAGGAGCTATTACTCCAAAGCCGCTTGGTAGCATTGTACCCAATTTCACAATTGAGCAAGCAAACGACATCAAGCGTGCGGTGAATGAGAATCTAAACGGGATAGATAATAAGGGAAGAGTTGCGGTGTTGCAGACGCCATGGGATTACCTAAACTTTGGATTAAGTAGCGTGGATATGGAGCTAGTGAATACACTTAGAATGAGTATGCATCAATGGTGTAGAGTGTTTGGCCTTCCAGCAGTTCTATTCGATGTTGATACATCATCATACAATAACTATCAAAACGCAATGCGTGATTTGATTACCAACACAATTATTCCAATGTGTTGCCAATTGCGTGATGAGTTAAATAAATTTTTATTGCCACGTTACGGAGAGGATATGTTCATTGACTTTGACATTACTGCACTTCCTGAGATGCAACAAGACATGGAGCGTATGGTTCGTTCACTTCGTGATGCAAATTGGTTGACATTTGACGAGAAGCGTGTTGCAATGAATTACCAAGAGAAAGAGGGTGCATTTGAGTATGCTTACATCAACCAAGGATTAATTCCAATTGAGCAAGCTATTATGGACCTTAGTATTTCACCTAGTCAAGATTTAGAAGATGGCATGGGAGATGGAATGGATAACATCGCAAACAACAGACGAGGAGATTCATCAACAAACGATGCTGAAATATCCCAAGCTGAAGAGCGAGCAAACTTGCGCAGTAGAGAAGCGAATGATGCAGTCATTGAGGACAGCTTATAAACAAAGATGTACCGATGAACGCGAGACAAAGAAGCGAATATTGGGTGAAAGTGGAGAGGTTGCGTAGGCAACTCGATCAAAAATATAGTTCTTTATTTAGTGCAGCAATTAGCAAAGATGTGAATAAAGTTGCTAGTGATATACGCAAGTATGGAACGGATGCAGCTAGAACTCTGATGGGTGCTTATGCTTGGAATGATGAGATGATGACAATAATGATGCAGCTTTATAAAGAAGCAGCAATATTATTTGGAAACGCATCTTTTCGTGCAGTTAGAAATGCTGGGCAGAAAGCAGCCGATCCTTATGGCATTAACAATGACTTTATAACTAGCATCTTGCAATTTTTGGCGCAGTATGGATTTATGCTTGTTGCTGATATGACGCAAACAACAAAAAAGCAATTGCTGAATATAATTAGCCAAGGAGTTGCAGATGGGTTAGGCATTGATGAGATTGCTAGACAATTAACTCAAAGTGATGAACTAGGATATGCAATGATGAGGGCAAGAAGAATTGCTAGAACGGAAGTGATGAGAGCGAGCAATTATGCAGCAATGGAAGGCGCAAAATTGCATAACTTTGAAGTGGATAAGATTTGGATAGCTAGTCGTGATTTGAGAACTCGTAGGATTCCAAGAGATTCATACGATCACTTTCACATGGATGGTGCAACGGTTCCGTATAATGAGCCATTTACCTCAACTGGTAAAAAAGGAGATACGGTGCTAGCAGCGCAGCCAGGCGATCCAAATGCACCAGCAGGGTTCACGATCAATTGTAGATGTACGGTTGGTTTTGTTCCGAAAAGAGATGAGAACGGAAGATTAATAATGAAAAGATAAACTATGCCAATATACGAATGCGAAAACGGGAAATTTAGAATCGGGGAAGGAGAATGTATGTACACATCGCGTGATAACGCGGAGCGTGCCTATGCGGCTTATTTGGCTCAAGAAAATAATAATAAAAAAAGCATGATATACAATTACAAATCATTTAACCTAGAGGTTAAAGATGTTGATACAAAACAAGGAGTAGTAACTGGATATTTCTCCGCATTTGGTAACGTAGATAGCGATGGCGATATAATGATGCCAGGCGCATTTAAAAGATCAATCCAAGATTGGGGGCCAGAAGGGAAAGGAAGAATTAAGCATCTACTTAACCATGACCCATCTAAGCCACTTGGTAAAATACAAGTGTTGAAAGAGGATGAGTATGGTCTTTATTACGAAAGTAAAGTTGGTAAACATAATTTAGGTCAAGATTATATAAAGATGATTGAGAGCGGGCTTATTGCCGAACACTCAATCGGGTTTAAAACATTAAGAGAGCAAAAAAGTGGAGATGCAAACCAAATCCATGAAGTAATGCTTTTTGAAGGTTCAAGCCTTACTGCATGGGGAGCTAACGAAGCAACTCCATTACTAGGCATGAAGAATATGAATAACATTGAGCAAATACAAGATCAGATCAAATCATTTGAGAAATTCATTCGTAATAGTGATGTTACCGATGAAACTATTGATTTGTGTATTTTAAAAGTTAAACAACTCGCGGAACTTGTTGAACGTATGAGTAGCACAAAGGCAGTCGATGAGACACCAGCGCAGCAAAAAGAAGAAGAAGTTCCAGTAGAGTCATTTATAAATATTATCAATAAATTTTAAAAAATTAAAAATGAGCGACATTAAATCATTTGAAGCTGCTCTTGAGGCCAAAATGGCCGAGCAAAAAGCTGAAGTAGCTCTCGCAACAGAGAAAGCTGCTAAAGCATTTGAAAGCAAAGTTGATGCTATCAACGAGCAAATTGCTAAAAACAACAAAACCGTAGCTGAAGCAAGAGAAGAAGTTCTTGCTGCTAAAGCTGCTTTCGGTAAAATTGGTGCTAACACTGAGAAGAAAGTTGCACAATCTTACAACGAACACATTTCTGAAATTAAAGCTGCAATCGGTGAAGCTATCGTAAAAGGTTACGATTCTATCAAAGAAGCAGTTAGATCAAACGGAAAAGGTTTCAATTTCGAACTTGATCTTAAGACCGTAGGAGTTATGACTGAGTCATCTAGTTTGACTGGTAACCCTTATGTTTCTTATATCAATTCTCCAGCACTTCGTGCATTTGTAAACCCACACCTTCGTTCTATCTTCAACATCATCCCAGTTTCAACTGGTTCTGTAAGTTTTCCTAGAGGAAACTCTCCAGTTGGTGAAGGTTCTTTCGGTAAGCAAACTGAAGGTTCTGCTAAAGCACAATTGGATTACGATGTAACAGTAGTAAACAAAGTGTTGCAATTCATCGCAGGTTATGTAAAGGTATCTCGCCAAATGGTTGATGATCTTCCTTTCTTGAACGCATATTTGCAACAATCTTTGATTGAAGATTTCCAAAGAGCTGAAGATACATATTACTTGAACGATTTGGCATCTAGCGCAACTGCTGGTGTTTCTAGCGGTGCTAACACTGCCGAGAAGTTCGTAGATTATGTAGCTCAGTTGGGTTCTTCAAACTGGAACGCAAATCTTATCCTTACCACACATGCTGGTTGGGCTAACGTATTGAAAACAGTTCCTTCTGGTGGTTCTTATTCTGTACCTGGTGGTATTACAATCGATCCTCAAGGTAACATCAGAATGATGGGCATTCCAGTTGTTCCTCATAGCTTGGTTACTGCGTCTAAGGCTTATGTTCTTGACACAACTAAGTTCTCTATTGCTCAGCAATCAGGACTTGCAGTTCGTTCAACTGAATTCGATCAAGATGACTTTATTAAGAACTTGATCACTTTCCGTTGCGAAGCTCGTTGCGATTTGATGCAATTCCAGCCTTCAGCTTGTATCTATGGTGCAATCTAAGGTTGATTAATCTTAAATATTGGGAGACCCGTAAGTCTCCCTTTTTTTTACTATGCCATACTCATATCACTATTTCAAAGACAACTTCAAAAGTCATTTACAGAAGAATTTTGCATCTGATATTAAGATATTAGATGTAGGCCCAGGATCGGGTAGTTATTTTGATTTGCTTTGCAAAGATTTTACAAACATAGATGCAGTTGAGGCATTTGAGCCTTATATAGATCAATTCAATTTACGAGATAAATACAAAAATGTTTACGTTCAAGATATTCTTGAATTTAATTATAATGATTATAAATACATGATATTTGGTGATGTTATTGAGCATTTAAGCATTGAAGATGCTTATAAATTGCTTGATGATATTACATCAAAAGGAATATATTGCATGGTAGCAGTTCCTTATTTATTGGAACAAGATGCAGTTGGTGGCAATGTTTATGAGATACATAAACAACCAGATTTAACACCAATGAATTTTAGAGATAGGTTTCCAATGATGGAAACTTTTAGATATAACGGACAATACGGAATGTACTTTAATTATCAATACTTATGAATATAGTTTGCTCAATACATCTTTATCCACCAGAACATAATTGTGGTGCTGAATGGATGTTACATCATATCAATAAATACTTAATTAGTAAAGGACATAATATTAGAGTGCTTTTACATCAAGC